TACGTCCCACTTCACAGCGCGGTTGAAATAGTTGTAGTTGCCCCAGCGCATCAACGTAGCGTTGACCTGCGGGTCCGGGTAGCCGCCATTGGTTTGCGTCTTGCTGCCGGTCGTCCCTGCACACTCATCAGCCCCAGGAGCGCCGTTGCTCTCCGTGTAGAGGCTACTGCCATATTCCGAGTTGATGAAGCAATCCCAGCGGACAAACCCGCAGTTCCCGAGGTTCGGCATTCCAAGGCGATAGATGGCAGTGTCGCCACACCCATACAGACCATTCGGCGCAGATTGCGTCGAGCCTAACACATTGCCGACAAGGTTATAGTTATAGGCATAGGCACTTAGCTGGATTGGGTTGCCGTAGACATTGCCCATTCGGTTCCAACCTGTGAAATAGTTCCTGAGCGCCGTGCCGTGGGCCGTGCCGCCAAAGTAGTTATCGGCGGAGAACATCTCGGCAATGTTGCCCTCATATAGGTTGAACTGATTGAAGGGGGCGTGACCATCGTCGAGCGTTTGGAAAACACCAAATGAGCCAAAATAGTCGCGAGAGCCGTAGACAAAATTGTATCCGACGTAGTTTGCATTCCAGTTCAGGTTCATTTCAATAGCCGGGAACTCCATGTTGAAGAGGTTGTTTTCGATCTTTGCATTGGCGCTGACGCCATACAGATCGCTGCCATAAGTCCCGAAGCCTGAGTTATTCGGGCCAGTGCCTCCGTCATGAATGAAGCTGTCACGTAGTTCAATGTTCAAGTCGTTATAGCCATATATTACATAGCCAACCGCACGCGATACCTCAACGCCTTTTATCCAGCACGAGTCACAGCCTTGCGGGCGTATAACCCCCGATCCCGCAGTGCCGTTGGCGAAGTCTATGCCAATGTTTTCAAGGCCGACGCCCTTGCGAAGTGCGAGCGGATAGTATTGGATGACCTGCCCGCTATTCGCCGCTGTGAAGTCGGCAATCCACGGATTGCGAACCGTCACGACATTGCCAGCAATGCCAGTGATGACATTGATCTGCACGGTGTTCTTGCCCGCCCAGCCATCAGGACCATTAACCAAGCCCGCCGGGTCGTTCCGAGTTACTTCTATATATCGGCCAACAGCAAGATTGGTTGTGTTCGCCAATGTGATTGTCTTCGTGCCTTTCAGCCCGGTCGAGTTTGACGTTGACGCCGTTCCGAGGGGGGTCGCGGTAGTACCATTTCCTTCTTTGAAAGCCCAGCCACTGCCTGAAAACCGCGTGTTGTTAGCCCCAGCGCCACGAAGTGTAACGTTCTCTGGGATATCAATCAGCCCCGAGCCAGATGAATAAGTGCCTGACGAAAGCTGGAGAAAGGTATTGGCGGCGCAGCCATTAAGCCGCGATTGGATGGTGGCCGAAGACGAACCGGCTGCAACAGCGCCCCCCGCGCATTGCGTGCGCGTCGTCGGTATGCCGCCGGGAACACCCGTATAGGCCGCCCAGCCGCTCAACTCGCCCGCCGCCGTATATTTGCGCGCATCCGGGATGGGGTCGGTCAACGAGCCGCTCGGCGTGATAGCGAAGACGAGCGTCGCTGTGCCCGTTCCGCTGCCGTTCGTCGCCGAGATGGTGACATTGTAGGTCCCGGAGACGCTAGGCGTGCCGGAGATGACGCCCGTCCCGGTATTGACCGAAAGCCCAGTCGGAAGCCCCGTCGCGCCATAGCTGGTCGGAGAATTGCTGCCTGTGATTGTGTATGACGTAATCGCTGAGCCCTGCACGCCGGAGGCGGACAGAGACGACGTGACCGCCGGGATTGCAACACTATCCGCGATAGCGATGGCCAGCGTGGCCGAGCCCGTCCCCCACGCGTTGGTTGCACGTATCGTGATCGTAGTCGAACCAGCCGAAGTTGGTGTGCCAGTGATTGCGCCGGTTGACGTGTTCAACGAGAGCCCGGTCGGGAGCGTGCCGACGACGCTGTAGCTCGTCGGGGTGTGTGAGCCAGTAATGGAATATGTAAAGGCGCTGTTTTTTGTCCCGCTCGCAGTCGCCGCGCTCGTTATGGCCGGAGCGCCGGAAAGCACGGTCGCGTTGACCGTTGCATAGCCCGTTCCGTAAGCGTTCGAAGCCGATACAACGAACGTGCGCGCGCCGAGGATGTTGGTCTGAATTGTGCCGGAGAAGACACCAGTGCTGGAATTGATCGACTGGTTCCACAGCGGCGTGCCGCCATAGCTGGTCGGGGTGTTGGAGGCTGTAATCGTGTAGGCGAGAACATCGCCCTGGTAGACAGACCCAGCATTCAATGTCGAGGTGATGGCGGGAGCCGCGCCTACGCCGAGAGTTAGCGTCGCACTGCCCGTGCCCGATGCGTTCGTTGCGCTAAGCGTCACACTGGACGATCCAGTCCCGGTCGGCGTCCCGGAGATAACGCCCGTAGTCGTGTTGATCGAAAGCCCGGTAGGAAGCCCGGTAGCCCCGAAACTGGTTGGCCGACTGGTCGCTGTTATCACATAACTGAACGATTTATTGACAGTCCCGGAAACGGACAAATTCGAATTGATGACCGGAATGCCGATGCTCGTGCAATCGGTGTTTGAGCGATGGCCCCGCCGCGCAAGTGCAGGTGCAGCGGCCAGAAGAAGGATGGAGAGGATCGCGATTAGACGCTTCATTATTGCACCTGCGCGCTGATATAGCCGACGATGCTACCAGTCGTTTTTGTGTAGCAGTCGGCCCCCGTCGAAAGGATGTAGACGATCCCCGTTGAGAAAGGGATGCTCGGTAGGTCGTTGAAGTCTGCATGGCCGAACGCGGTGATGCGCTTGCACGCCAGGACATTCGCCCCCGTCAAAGCCCCATCTGAGGGAACGGAAGTCGCGTTATAAGCGATGAAACGCCCATCGACAGGAGAGGAGCTTTCAGCATACGCGGCGATCTGTGTGCCGTCGCTCGCTTTACCGGTCATCGTCGACGCGTCGGATGACGTATGTACGACAGCTATTGCCTGCGTTAGGTCGGTGTGAAGCGTGGCAATGCCAGAATTTATGTTCGAAAGAGCCGTGTTGCCTGTGACTTGGTTAGCCGCAGTAGCGTCGCCAAACCCGCTTCCGCTAAATGTTAGCGCGTTGCCATTCGCATCGACGATAAATACTTCCGTCGCTGACCGGCCGTCGGGGAAATTCTTTGCGTACCCCGCAGAGGTAACGACAAGAAGGGCGACAAGCGCCAAAAACGATACGAGCGCCTTGCGCATGTGACTTGCCCTTCTCTTTTTCGTTGTCATTCTTACGCGCCGACAGTCATCAGCCCATAGAGCGTGACGGTCGGGGTCGTGGCGTTGGTGACAATGCCTTTGAACGTCTGCGTCTTCGCGATGGCGACACTAGCCGGCACCTGCGTAACCGTAACGCCTGCCCCTGCGGTAATCGTCGCTGCGCCCGAAGAGGTGTTCGCGTTGATAAGCGTGAAATCAAACGCCGAACCTACCTGCAGGTTGGGGAGCAGGGCGCAGATGTCCGTGGCGCTGGGCGTCGTCACTGTCTGCGCGCCGGTCTGGCCCGAAATCTTGACGATCCCGTTGACTACCTGCGCGGCCGTCAAGGTGGGGCTATCCGACGTGAGGGCGTTGTACACGGCTGTGTTGGCCGTAAGTGCGCCCGCAGCAGCGACGCCGACCGCGACCGACTCCGAACCAGTGTTCTGTGCAAAAGATGTAGGCATGTCCGATACTCCTTACCCTCAAGGGTAACTTACTTGAAGCTGCCGATGCTGTACGGCATCGAGATGTTGGGGAACTCATGCTCGACTGCGCGCGCCTGGTCCTGCTGCGCATGGGCAAGCTTCGAGTAGTTGTTGCCGAAGCGGCGCGCATGTTCGTCGCCGCCCGTGATCGACGCAGTGAAATTGAGCCCCTGCGTCAGTTCGATCTTGTGGCCAGAGCCACTGCTTTTGGGGACGCCGGCGACCATTAGACCGTCCCTCCGCCAACATTGGTGAGCGTCATAGCCCCCGCGGCGCTGTAATACATGTCAAAATCGCGCCATGCGTTCTGCGCAACAGTCATCGTTCCAACAAGCGTCCAACCCGATGCTGTGGTGACGGTCCACGCATAGTTGGCGCTCGACGTGTTCATGATGCGAATGCGGCGCGTTTCGCCAACAATCATGCCCGTCGCCACCGCCAAATATGCCGAGACAGTTGGGAGAGTAAGCGCCGCGCCTGCTCCGAGCGTACCCGTCATATTCAACGTGCAGTTCGACGCGCCGTTAAGCGAAGCCGCCGAAGCCGTAGCAGCCGACGTGGCGGAGTTTTCGGTGTATTTCGTGCGCGCGTTGTGCCCGGCAACGATTGCATTAAGCGCAACTTCTTTCGACTGATCGTCGACGTGGATAAAGTTCTGCACTGGAGTGTGCTCCTATTTTGGAGATTACTGGGCCTTCTTGGCCGTGACGCCCGACTCGGCCGGACCAGCTTTGCCCTTGCCGAACATCTTGGTCGAACCGCCCGCGGCGAATTTGCCGTTGCCGTTGACTTCATGCGACGTGACGCCAGGCTGCTGCGCGCCGGCGGTCTGTTTGCCGAACATCTTGGTCGAGCCGCCCTTGGCGAACGAGATGCTATTAGCGTTGGAAACAACCTTACCCATTTCGATCACTCCAGTTACCTGCGGAGGTAAGCAAGTTTTAGCACTTGCCGCCCTTCTTCATGGCCTTAACCTTACCACCTTTTTTCATCGCAGGCATCATCTCGTCGCCGTCATTGTCCGACGGCATGGGAGGCATGCCCTTCTTGAGGAAAGCGGGGGGCGCTGATTTCGGCGGCGCTTTGCCGCGCGGCGTGCCGACACTCTGGCGCGGCGGACGCTGGCCGGAACCGCCCATCTTCTTTGAGCCGGGGCCGAAGCCGGATTTCTTGTTGCCTGCCTTGAAGCTCATTTTAGCCACCCTGAATAGTTGGTTTCGGTTGCTGCTGTTGCAGATTGGTGCGCGGGCCGTTGTCGCCGGTTACAGGGCTCGTATTGCCCCCAGCCCCTTGGCCCTGCGCCTGAGCGGCGGGGTTTTGGCCATCTTTGCCTGGCGTCAGCGCGTGGCCGACCTGACTGGTCTGCATCGCCAGTTGCTGCGCTGCGTGCTGCTGCGCATCCAGCTCGTCGTCGCTAGGCACAATCTGCGCTCCCGGAAGACCCAGCGTGTCGGCGACGGGGCGGAGCACATTGGCGCGCCCCTTCGGGCCCAGGATCGCCATGTCGATGGGATTGGCCGTCGTCTGGAGGAACTCGATCTGGCGCGACCGCTGCGTCTCGCGCTGCACGGCGACGGCGACGCCCTTGACGGTGATGCTCTCTGCCCCAGAAAGCAGCCCGCTCTCATCGGTCAGCATGACCATGTCAAAGAGCCCATCGAGGACCGGCGAAAGCACGTCGCGGTCAACGTTGGCGGCTACTGTCTGGAGAATTTTCGAGGCGTTGGACATCAGCATCGCCAGGCCAGACGCCGTGCGCCCGACGGCCCCCGCCTGCGCACCGGTCAAATATCTGGGCACGCCAGACAACTCGTCAGCTAGATTGACGAAGTTGTTGTAGACCGCCATCAGCTCCTGCGCGTTGGACGACGGCTGGAAGAACTGAATGGCTTGCTGGGCGTTGTTCCCCATCGGATCACTACGCACATGCCAGCGCTTCCAAGGATATAGGTCCTCGCCGTCTTCATCATCCGCGAGTCGGTCATCGTTGACGACGACTTGGGGCCCTGAGGCAATGGAAAGGTTATTGACGAGCGCCCGAAGCGACGCGTTGCCCACGTCCTGAATATCGCCCAGAATTTCATTGAGCCCGTTACCTGCGGGGGTACCCGGCGTCTTCTCGAAGCTGGTCAGGTAGTAAGGGTGCCGCTTGCGGGGCGAGGGGGCGAGCTGGGCTTTGATGACATAGCGCCCGATCAGCCACGCCTGCACGAAATAATCTCTGAGGGGATCGGGCACGCTCTCTTTGGGGAGCCCGTAATCCAGGAGCATCTGCCCCTGCACATTGCCGTGGAACTCGATGCAGGCGATCATGCCCGAGCGGTTTGTCTTGGGGTTCTCGCGGCCCTCTAAGTTGGCGCGCTCGGTGTCGGTCACATCCCAATTGTCATCCAGGCCGCCGCGGCCGTATGACTCCAGCACTTCGCGAATGGCGTCGTGATTATAGCCGGGCAGGTCGAGCAGATCGTTCAAATCAGCCCGGGTGAGCCGCGAGCGCTCAATAATAGAAGCGTCTTCGATTGTCGCCGCGCCGGGCGTCCAGAAAATATCAAAGGGCGACACGCGCTGCCAGAACAGTTTCGGCTTCTGGTCGACTTGCGCTTTCCCCTGCACCCAAGTGACCTGCGGCACGATGCGAACAGTCGGCCCCTTCATCACGGCGTAGGGGAAAATCGGCAGGTCTACCAGAAAGTCAGCTAGGGCGTTGTAAAACCCACCCTCGCGAAGGATGTCGTCGAGCTTGTCTTCGGCGACTTTCGCCTGGCGGCCGGCTTTCTTCTTCGCCGCCTGCCGGGCCGCCTCAGTGAGATTCATTACCCGGTCGCGGATCGCATCGACGTCGGGGGGCTGCCCCGACATCTGGGCGCTTTGCATCTCGATCCCGACAAGCTGCTGAATTGCCTGGAAAATATTGTCTGGAATTGGCGGGTCGGAGTCCGGCTCCAGACCCCAAGCCCGATCAGCTCCGAGATACACATCCCGGAGCAAGGAGGACGCGCCACGGCATTTCACCGCGATGATGCGCGCATAGACCTCCGACCCACCAAACCGTCGTATCTGTTCAAGCTGCGTCGGATCATACTGCGCATTGAAGGAGCGCAGCGCCGACAGCAAGCGATTTGACCACCCAGAGACCGGATTGGCCCTGTGCAGCCGCATAATCTCGTACTGGTCGAGAATGTACCCTGCGAGGCTGGAGAGATCGCTGGCGTTGTCCTGCTCGTCCTGCTGGGCGCGTTCGTTCGCCGCGGCGTTGTCCGCCGCCACCATGTCTGCGTTTGAGACGAGTCTCAGCAAGCTTCCGCCTGCTGGTATGGCTTGCGTCATGGCGCTCTGCGGATTACCCTTAAGGAATTCCAATGTAACCTGCCAAGGTAAAAGCGTCAATGGTCGAAATACAGCCAGCTCCCCACATGGAAGCGCTTCTCCAGGCGCTCGCCAACGACATCGGGCAGGGGCTGATCCCGCTCGAAGACATATTAATGCGCCATAATGTCTCGCTGGCGTTCTACAAGTCTATCGAGAACAACCCGCGCTTCCACAAAATGGTGATTTCTGCAGCGAAGGAGTGGGCCGCCGCGGAAAACGCCAACCAGCGCGTCGAGCGGAAGTCGACGCTCATGTTCGAAGCGGCGCTCCCCGAGTTTTACGCTCGCATGCACGACCCCAAAGAAACCCTCACCGCCAAAGTTGAGATGATGAAGCTGCTCGGCAAGACGGGCAAGCTCGGGGCGACGGAGGCGAAGCAGGGCGCGGCGGGCGAAACATTCAAACTGACGATCAATCTGGGCGCTGATCGCGAATTGCACTTTGAAAAAGAGTTACCCGTCAGGGTAATCGACGCGGAGCCCCTTGATGGTTGAGAAAATTTACGACGCCCCGCCGACCGTCGCCAAACTTATGAAGGACAACACCTTCGGGCGTATCGTCCTCGGACCCGTCGGCTCCGGCAAGACCGTCGGGATGATCTTCGAACTCTTTCGGCGCGCCTGCGAGCAGGCCCCCGGCAAAGACGGCCTCCGGCACACGCGTTTCGCCATTGTCCGGCAGACGTTTGAGCAGCTCCGCATGACCATTCTCAAGGATATTGAGCAGTGGCTTGGTAACGTGTCGGAATGGAAGGTCTCGGAGAAGACAGTCTATATCACCGCGGGGGACGTACGCTCGGAATGGCTGCTCCTGCCGCTTGAGAATATCGAAGATCAGCACCGGCTTCTGTCGTCGCAGCTCACGGGCGCGTGGATTTCAGAAGCAATCGAGATCGACGTCAACCTGATTGGCCCTATCGCCGGCCGCTGCGGCCGTTATCCCTCCGCGGATGCAGGCGTCTGCACCTGGACGGGCATCATCGCCGACACCAACTTCCCCACGATTGGCTCGGAATGGTGGGAATTCTGCGAAAACCCCCCACCCAACTGGGGCGTCTACAAGCAGCCTGGCGGCCTGACCGCACAAGCCGAAAACCTCGACTGGCTCCTGCAGAACGAACACACGCTCACCCTGCCAATGGGCAATCCAGAACGGCGCGCGCAGGGGCGCAAATATTACGAAAACCTCGCCACCAACAAAAATCCCGACTGGGTCAATCGTTACGTACATGCGCAATATGGCAACGACCCCTCCGGCACAGCCGTTTTCCGCGCCACATTCAAACGCTCCTACCATGTCGTCGAAGACCTGGAGCCCGTCTCCAGTCGCATGCTCATCGTTGGGCAGGATTTCGGACGCGACCCCTGCAGCATCATTTGTCAGCTCGATCACAAGGGCAGACTTCTGGTGTTGGAGGAAGTGATCGCAGAAGACTGTGGATTGCAGCTTCATATCCGCTCATCACTTCGCCCCGCCCTCTTCCAAGAACGCTATCTCGGACACCCGGTCATTATCATTGGCGACCCTGCAGGGCGAGCGAAAGACACGATGTATGAAGAGACAAGTTTTGACATGCTGAAGAGTGAGGGCTTCATGGCGGAGCCCGCCTCCACCAACGACCCAGAAGCGCGGCTACGCGCCGTTGAGAAATTCCTCATGGAGCAGCGCCAGGGCGAACCGGCAATGCTCATAGACGGAGATCGCTGCCCCACTTTGGTCCGCGCTTTCGACGGCGGCTACCGTTTCGCCATTACCCGGCAAGGTAACAAGAAGGCAAAGCCGGACAAAAACGAGTTCTCGCACGTCATGGACGCAATGCAGTATGCGTGTCTGGCTGCAGGCGGAGAGATGTATTCGTCGCTGATGGGCAAGGCGCTCAATCGGCGCAAGCAACCTTCCAGGCGTCCAAAATTCAGCTCGCTCGCTTGGACTTAATCACCGTTTAACATTTCCCGCAGGAGGGCGATGGTCAAAACGATAGTGACTGCCGTGGCGCATAGCACGATGGCCACGGCGCACAGAGCCATAATGCCCACTAGGACGCTCATCATTCCCCCCTGTTTTTAATTCGCTCGTTCTCGTCGACATGCCCGAAGCGCCCGGCATTGCCCGTGCGATCCCCAAACAACGCCTGCCAGAGGCGAATGATGATGGTGACGAAAGTCACGAGCCCGAGCATCGCAAAGGCGGAAATGATCTCAATCATCGTCTTCCTCGCTCGCGTTTTCATCTGTGGTTTCATCTGGAGTGTTGATCCACTCCTCAAAGCTGAGCTGCGTTTGCTCGCGCTCCTGCATCTTGATTTTTTCTCGTGTTCTCCGCGCTGCGGGAGAGACGTCGACGTCGTCAAGGACATTGTTGTCCTTATCGACAATCGCCAGGCGCACACCGAGCGATCCAGCCCAAGCGTGCAGGGCGTCGAGACGGGGCTTGCCCTTGCCTTGCTCCCAACGATACACCGCTGCAGTGGCGTAGCCTGAAATGGAGGCAAGGTCCTCTTGGGTAAGACGGTTCTTGTGGCGCAATTTACGCAACACGTAAATCAGCCTGTCTAGCCGGCGGACGGGCTCTTTGTACTCCGGCACGCCGTAGGGGCGGCCCGCCTTCGCGCCTGTTGGCACATACCCCATATTCACACCTAACTTATTGAAGATACGTATGTTTTACGTGTTACGTAAAACGTATTTTACGTTCTACGTAAAAGATAATTCCGCCCCCTGCAGGGTTCCTCGTACCGCCTCCAGCCCCGTCATCTGCATTCCAGGACCGCTTGGCTATGCACCCCTGCAGGGGGCGAGTGCGCCCGGATCGCCAGAGCCGGACGCGCTACCCGAGCCACCCACGACGATGGCTCGAATTCGAATTGGATCGGGGGCCCGGAGGGAAAGCTGCTGGCAAACCTTCGGGCCCCCTAACACCCCTGCACCCTGGGAGGACTTGCTCTGGGTAGAGCGGACAGGGGGTGTTAGTGAAACCTAGTGAACTGTCTTCACGAGCGTCATGGGGAACGCCTGCACCAGTCCGTTGACCAGCGCGCACGCCAAATCTGCATTGTCGAGCGTGTAAACCTCGTTCCCGTTTTCATCGTGAAAACTTGTGATCCTGGCATGCTGCCCGTTGACGAGCAGCACATACGGCCCCCCTTGTGCAGCGGGGCGGAGCCCGATGAACTCGCCCTCCACCGCATGCTTGGCGTATTGCCGGCGAGACGGCGTGTTGGTCTTGAGCGGCGTCAAGGGGGCTTCTTCGGAGACGGGGAAGGTGTCTCGCACTTGCGGGCTCCGTACAGCGTTGGTCGTTTGCCGCTTGGGCATAATGAGAAGATATAACCTGCGCAGGTTATACGCAAGCAACTTGTAAGTCATAGGAATGTAACGTCAGCTAGAGTTTTGTAATAGTCGGCGAGGTTCTGCAGGGCGAGGGCGATCTGGGGAAGATAACGAGCGCGATTATACGTCCGTGCGACCTTGTTGCCGGTCAGATGGGCGTGCGCCAGCAACGCGTCGACGACATAGGGCTCGACCTCCAACCGCTCCCCCAGAATTGTCGCAGCGGTGCGGCGCAAATCATGGCGATGCCAGCCGGTTGTATTGGTTCGTAGGAATATTTTCTTCTGCCACCGATCCCAATTTACGAGGGACGTAAAAGGCGTGGGCGAATGTTCGAACGCTTGTTCGAACATCCAATAGGCTTGCTCGGAGAGGGGGAGGGAATGCGGGCGTTTGGCCTTCATGCGGTCTGCAGGGATGGTCCAGATTTTTGTCTGGGGGTCGATCTCTCTCCGGTGGACCTGGCGCAGCTCGTTGAGGCGCACGGCGGTGAGCAGCAGGAGGCGGGCGGCAAGATCATACCCTTCGAAGGTAAGGGCGTTGAGGATTTGGCGGAGTTCCTGTTCGGACAGGACGCGGTCGCGCTCTTTGGCCGTGTGGCGGGGCTGCTCAAGGTCTGCAGCGATGATGTGGCTGTAGCCGCGGCGGCGCGCCCATTTCAGCACCGGGCGGACATAGCGCACGCAATTGGCGGCCGTGTTGGGCGAGGGGTGCGCGTCAATGGTGCGCTGGAGGGCGCGGGCGTCCAGTTTCTGCAGGGGGAGGGCGATGTGCGGTTGCAGGACGTGTTTGATTCGCTTTTGGGCCTCGTTGGACTGCCACGAGCGCAGGTGTTTGCCGTCAGAATTGTGGTAGGCGTTTAGAAGCTCTAGGAGCGTCGCTGGTTGCGATGGGTAGCTGTTGGCTATGTAGGTAGTCGCCAGCTCGTTTCGCTTGTCTGTGGCCCGTTTGCGGGCGTCCTGGAGGCTAATGAAAGGATAGGGGCCGAGGGCAAAGCGCCGATTGATACCTGCAAGGGTGATTTGCAGGCTCCATCGGGCCCCCCGCGGACCTGTACGCAAGCACAGCCCCCGAACGAGGCCGTCGCGCAGCTCGGTTGGTTTGGGGTTCTGCAGGGCGGATTTGATTCTTGCGACGGTGAGGGCGGGGATCAGGCGCATTGTTAGTTTTCGGGGTTATTTGATTCGGGGAGTAACGAGGGGAGTCGAGGTTTGGCGTATCCGCGGGGCCGGCGCAAGTGGAAAATTATAGCGTTTCTGGGCGTTACGCGAGCGTTACACCTGCTGTAGAGCCTGCAGGGGGAGGGCGGAATTAGTCCTTCTAAGCGGTAGGTCGCAGGTTCGAATCCTGCCGGGGTCGCCATAAAATCAATGGGTTAGCGTCTGGAATTACCTTTGCCGGGTAGTTTCGAGGGGGTGTTTGGGGGTTTTGGATAGTCTACCAAATTAGTGGAAATTAGATTTTTAGGTCAAATATTTTTACCGGGGCCCTACCAAGAGAGGGCCCCCGCCCCCCACCCCCGGTCCAGATGGGGGCCCGGCTGGGCCAGGGTCACCTGCCAAGGTAACAACTCCCCGAACCTAGGATGAGAGAGGCGGCGAACCAAACATTCCCCGCACCTTGAACGATCAAACGGTCAGAACGTGTCAAGCCCGCAAATCGCACGCGGCCACGGCCTGACCCTTGGTCCAGCCAAGCTCCGCCGCGGGGAAACCTGCGTCATGAGCAAGCCTTTCCGCCCTGAGGTGCTCAGGGGGCGTAACAGCGGATCGTATGGCCGCGCAGAATAGGGGAACCTTGCAAGGTAACACTTGCACAAGGCGAGCGCCTCGGAAGGGCGCGCCGGGAGGGAACGGGCGAGTGTGGAAGCGCCCTTAGAGCCTGTAATGGGCCTACCCCACCCTTCGACCGTCATATGGTTGAAGTGCCTCGCAAGGGCGTCCCTAGGGACGGAAAACGGCTCCAAAGGCTGAAATTGCGGGAGAATAAAAATCTCAACATGACACGGCGCG